TTTGAAGACCTATGAGCGAAAACTACGACGGAATCGAAGACGCATTAAATGTGGAGGCAGATATTGTCCCTGCAGAACCAGCACCAAAACCAAAGAAAAGAACAGAGCGTATTATTGATATCGATAAGGATATCAAAAAAGATTACGACTATTCTAGGGGTCAACTCTATGATGTCATTGAGAAGGGTCAGGAGGCGCTCTCAGGCATCTTAGACGTTGCCAATAACACGGACCACCCTAGAGCATATGAAGTTGCTGGACAGTTAGTTAAGAGTGTTTCTGACGCCACTGAGAAACTGATGGCACTTCAGCAAAAGATGCAGGATCTTGAGGAAGGTCCTAAGTCCAAGCAAAAAGTTACCAACAACAATGCTCTGTTTGTTGGATCAACTGCAGAGTTGTCTAAACTAATCAAGCAAGGTCTCCTAGATAATAAATAATAATAAACATTAAATGAAATGGCATTAGCAAAAACAAAAATTTATCAAGATGCGTGGACTAAGATTGGGGATAACGTAACAACTATTACCTTTCAAAATCTTGGTGACAATGCAATGTACATTGAATTTACTGCGGCAGATTCTGCACCAACAGCAACCTTTGGTACAATCTACGGTAGATTTGAAGGTGAATTAAAAAAGACATTAACAGATTTAACTTTTACTTCAAGTCCAGCATATGTTTGGGCACGAGCAATGACTGCATCTACTAGTGTAATTCATGAGGGTGCTTGATCATGGGTCCATTTAGTACTGATAAGTGGTTCGTGTGTCATGGGTCTGGTGTTGTTCATTTCTTAAAACTTGATTCTGGTTCTGCAATGTCAACTGGGCAACCAAATTGTGAAGAATTTAATGATAAATCATCTGGTTTAGCAAGAGCAAAAGAACTTGGTTATGTAGAACCAGAAGAACCAGAGGAAGAATAATATGCCATATCCATTTTTAGGATTAGGATTTAACTCCTGGTCACAAAAGTTTTCTAGAGGTAATGTTTCTGCAGCAGCTGGAGCATTCTTAGAATATGTTACCACTTCAATGTCTTCATTTACTTTACGTTCAACAGGAACAGTAGATTATGAAGTTGATTGGGGTGATGGATCTACTGAATCACTGACTACAAACGCTCCTACCCACGCATATTCAAGTGCTGGGGAATATACCATTAAGATAACTCCCGCAGAAGGATCTACTTATAGGCCATTTTTTAATAATGCTGAATCTGACACCAGTATTGCGTCAGTTTCTGGTGCAGGTGGAAGTCAGTTAGGAACTAACTTAACGGATGCTTGGGAAGGCGCTACTAATATGACATCTTTTAGTAGTGATGTTGATACTTCAAGTGTAACTAACTTTAATGGCACTTGGCGTGATTGTTCTGGACTTACATCATTCCCATTAATTGATACATCAAGTGGAACTAGCTTTAGTAATACTTGGAGAGGTTGTTCTGGACTTACTTCATTCTCATTAATTAATGCTTCCAGTGTAACTAATTTTACTAGTGCATGGTTTGATTGTTCTGGACTTACTTCATTCCCTCTAATCAATACGTCAAGTGGAACTAACTTTAGTTTTACTTGGAAAGATTGCTCTGGACTTACTTCATTCCCATCAATTAATGCTTCCAGTGTAACTAATCTTTCACAAACATGGAGAAATTGCTCTTCACTTGCTTCATTCCCAGTATTAGATACTTCTAGTGTAACTAATCTTACACAAGCGTGGAGAAATTGCTCTTCACTTACTACATTCCCATCATTAGATTTTTCAAGTGGAACTAATTTTAGTTATGCTTGGCAGAATTGCTCTTCACTTACTACATACCCTGCAAATAGGTTTGATAGTACAGGAACAGTGACAACTTTTGCCTTTGCTTGGCAGAATTGTGCGTTAACTGCTCAATCTATTGAAAACATCCTTGTTTCATTAGATACTAATGGTGCATCAAACATTACTTTGGGTATAGATGGTGGCACTAATGCTGCTAAGACAACATGGAGCACTGCAGCAAACACTGCCTATACTAACCTAGTTAATAAAGGTTGGACAATTTCCTACAACGCATAAATATTGGATTAGAAGGATGAAAACTTTTAAAGAATTTTGTACACAACTTGACGAAGCAGCATGGACGAAAAAAGCAGGACAGAACAAAGAAGGTGGACTCAACGAGAAGGGCAGGAAGTCCTACGAGAGGGAGAACCCTGGCAGCGACTTGAAAGCACCAACCAAGAAGAAGGGCAATCCGAGAAGAAAATCCTTCTGTGCTCGGATGCGTGGAATGAAGAAAAAACTTACAAGTAAAAAAACTGCAAGAGATCCAGATAGCAGGATCAACAAATCATTACGAAAGTGGGACTGTTAATTTATGTTGACATCATCTGAAAAACTTAAGATATGCGAAGAATGTGAATTTTATAAACCGTCAACAAAACAATGTAGATTATGTGGTTGTTTTATGCCACTGAAGACACTTCTACCTGGTATGAGGTGTCCTGATTCGCCGCCTAAATGGGAATGACTAAATTAAAGCAGAATGAAATTTATCTTGGCAACCCTAATCTAAAGAAAGTTGGTGTACCAATCCACTTTACAGATGATCAGATTAAGGAGTATTTAAAATGCAAAGCAGATCCTGTCTACTTTGCTAAAAACTATTGTAAGATCGTATCTCTTGATGAGGGTCTAGTACCTTTCAATCTATACGATTTTCAGGAAGACATGGTTCGCCGCTTCCACAATAACAGATTTAATATTGCAAAGTTGCCACGACAGACAGGTAAGTCAACCACTGTTGTGGCATATCTTATGCACTATGCTTTGTTTAATGATAACGTTAACATTGGTATCCTAGCAAACAAAGCACCAACTGCGAGAGAACTTCTCGGAAGGTTACAACTTGCATACGAGAACTTGCCAACATGGTTGCAGCAGGGTATCATTGCATGGAACAAAGGATCAATGGAGCTTGAGAATGGCAGTAAAATTTTGGCATCTTCTACATCTGCGTCTGCTGTCCGAGGTATGTCGTTTAACATCATCTTCCTCGATGAGTTCGCGTTCATTCCAAACCATATTGCAGAGCAATTCTTTAGCTCTGTTTATCCTACTATTTCGTCTGGTAAAAGCACAAAAGTCATCATCATCTCAACGCCGAATGGGATGAATATGTTCTACAAGTTATGGCATGATGCCGAACTTGGTAGGAACGAATATGTCACGACAGAAGTTCACTGGTCTCAAGTTCCTGGTAGGGACGAAAACTGGAAAGAACAAACGATTGCTAACACATCTCTACGACAGTTCACACAAGAGTTTGAGTGTGAGTTCTTGGGATCGGTTGATACATTGATCTCTGCTGCGAAGTTGAGGTCTATGTCATATGACGAACCTCTGTCAAGCAGCAAAGGATTAAAGATATACGAGAACCCTATTCCAGATCATGAGTATCTCATGACTGTTGATGTTTCACGTGGTACTAATAATGACTACTCTGCTTTTATTCTATATGATATTACCACTGTACCATATAAAGTTGTAGGTGTCTATAGGAACAATGAGATTAAACCAATGTTGTTCCCAAATATTATTCACCAGGTTGCTATCAATTACAACAAAGCATTTATCCTTGTTGAGGTTAACGACATTGGAGATCAAGTAGCATCTATTCTTCAGTATGATCTTGAGAATGAGAATCTTCTCATGTGTGCTATGAGAGGTCGTGCTGGTCAATTAGTTGGTCAGGGATTTTCTGGATCTAAAACTCAACTTGGAGTTAAGACAAGTACAACAGTTAAGAAAATTGGTTGCTCTAACTTGAAGCAATTAATTGAAGCAGATAAACTACTTGTTAATGACTATGAAATTATTTCTGAACTAACTACCTTTATTCAAAAGAAACAATCCTTTGAAGCAGAAGAAGGATGTAATGATGACCTTGCAATGTGTTTGGTTATCTTTGCATGGTTGGTCGCACAGGATTATTTCAAAGAGATGACGGACAATGATGTTCGTAAGAGATTATATGATGAGCAAAAGAATCAGATTGAGCAAGACATGGCACCATTTGGTTTTATTGATGATGGTCTAACAGATTATGAGTCAGTAGATACTGAAGGTAATGTTTGGTATATTGCAGAAGATGGAACTGGTAAATTTGTAGATAGTGGAAGTGAGTATGGAGAACTTAATTACATGTGGGAGTATAGGTAATGGAATTTGAAGATGAGTTTGATCTAAGTCATCTTCTTTTTAATGAGAGAATATGCAGAACTTGTTATGTAAAAAAAGATTTACTTACTGATTTTTATTTGATACGTAAGAATAGTAAAGGTTTACCCTCTGCATATTCTTATGAGTGTAAGCAATGTACGAAAAGAAGAGTAACTAATAATAGAAGAAGAAAATATGATATAGGTAACTGGCAATACCCTGACTGGTAGAAGGTTCATGCAGTGTTTTCCCTCTGAAAGGTGCCAAAATAATAAATACTTTTAGAAAATATGACACATTTCTAGGAGATAAACATGGCAGTTTTACGCTCACCTGGGGTTGTTGTTAGGGAGCGAGACCTAACAAACGGCAGAGCGGATATTACCACAGCAAATATCGCTGGTTTTGCCGCACCATTTTTAAAAGGACCTATTGGAGAAGCAGTCACTGTCTCCAACGAATCAGAATTAGTTGCCGCTTTTGGCGAACCAAACGGAGCAAATGCTGAGTATTGGTTGTCTGCAACTAACTACTTAAACTACGGAGGAACTCTTTCGGTAGTCAGATCTGACTCTAGTGCCCTCTTCAATTCAGTTGCTAGAGTTGGTAACTCTCTTAGCACTATTACAGTTACTAACGCATCTACAAACGGTAAGTATGTATCTGCTCCTGCTGTTTCCTTCACTGGTGGTGGCGGAAACGGTGCTGCTGGTACTGCACTGATTGACGGAAACGGTAAAGTAACTTCAATCAATATCAC